ATTGAGTCCGACGAGCTCGGCCATCACACGCCCCCGGTCGAAACCTGGCGGTTCCAGAGCTGAGGGTTGTTATAGAGCCAGTAGTTCGTGGCTCCCTGACCGAGCGCGTTTCCTGCGCCAACGTAGCCCGCTCCGGCGGCCGATCCCGCATTGCTGATCGCCTGACCCGCTTGGCCTGCTAGCTGAGTACCTTGCGCGCCAACTCCGGCAGCGGCGTTCTGACCGAGATGTGCGATGTCTGACAGACGCGAGAAGATGTTCCCCTGCTGCGTCTGGTATCGATTGAAGGCGTTCCCGTATTCCTGACTGGCTGAGTCCTGGTTGAACGTCAGCAGATCTTTTAGGGCAGCTCCGGAGAGCGCTCCGGACTGAGCAGCCGCACTGTTCTGCAGCCCCTGCGTGCCTTGCTGGAGTCGAAACCAGTAGCCAGGATCCTGGTACTTGTAGAACTCTTCGACATCGAAGGGCTTTGTGAGCGACCCGTATTCGGGATCGTTGGGGTCGCCGTAGTACATGCCACCCGATGGATCGACCATCGACTGATCAGTCGCGGGAGTCTGCGCCTGCGGCTGCTTATCGACTCCCAGCGCCTTTCCGACGATGTAGCCACCGGGATTGGCGATCGGGTTCTTCGTGCTGATCGGATTTGCGAGATCCTTCAGCTTGGAGAACAGGCCCATTAGCCCGTCCCCCGCAGCATCGCTTGCGCCTGACGATCACCGTTTGCCGCACGTAGCAGCAGCAGCTGGTTGAGCCGCGCGCCTTGTGCCGCTTGCGGATCCTGGCCTTGCGCTCCCATCTGCATGATCGGGTGAACACCACCGCTACCGGTCGGTGCATAGCCCGGATTTGGCCCAGGCGGTCTGGCGTAGGGATTCGGATTGAGGCCCAACAAGGTGTTGAGCTTGCCCATAGCGCCATAGCCGCTCTGGATATACGGCTGCTGCTGCCGATTCATGGTCTGAAGCCAATCCATGTTGAGATTGGCTGCAGCCTTGGAGGCGTCAGATTGTTTCTTGCTGCCGAGGTATGACGCCCCGGCGCCCAACGCGGCGCTACCGCCGACGGCGACCAATACCCAAGTCACGAGAGTTACTCCGTAGGCGCATGCTCAGCACCTTCGATAAGCCTTCCCAGTTCTCTCGCCATGAACTGGTCCAGCTCGGAGTAATCCGGCGCGATAATTTCGCGCTCGATCTCTGCGAGGTCGGTCGAATCAGTCAGATGGACTGTCGTCCACCAAGTTTCTTCGTGCACATATAGTGCACGCTTCGTTCCCGGCTGTGAAGTGAAGGTGACAGGATGTTCACGTGCGTCGATCTGCATGAGACCGAATTCCGTAACTACCGTCACGAGCCCTCTGGAAACGATGTTCAGATGGGCGTGAAGATGTATCTTTCCAACGACCAGGGCCCCCTGCGGGAGCTTGATTCCCCGCGCATACGAGCCGGGCGCAAAGGTATGGGTCAGCGGACATTCGAGCTGATCGAACTTCCGCATCTCCTCCTCGAGACGCAGGATCGCTTCCCGCGTCGGAGGCATTCGCTCAATAATGTGCCCATCGTCGAGGATCTCGATATCCAGCGGCGCACCGTTCGCATCCCAGCTCTGTAATTGCGCGTTCATGACGGCACAAACACCAGAGTCGGTGCGCCTGCATGCGTGATGCGCAGAACGTCAGAGGCGTTCAGCGCAAACATCCCGGAAGTCTGCCCCACGTTGTAATAGGCGGCGCCGTCACGAGAGAACTCGATCAGGCTCACAGCGCCACCCGTCACGATCAGAGAGCCTTTGCGGGAGGCGCTGTACGTATAGGGTGATGCGCCGGCGATCGGGACCGAGACGTTCTCTGGTGGCAGGCCACGAAACAGGCCGGTGAAGAAGAAATACCAATCGCGCGTGGTCTGCCGGTCCACGATGAGCGGGACCTGATACGTCGGAACAAGGTTGAATTGCGACTGCGGCATCAGGCTGCCACCCCTACTTCCTGCTGGGCGAACAATGTTGCACCTACGACATCGCGGTTCGTCGGCTCGGTGTAGCGGACTTCGGCAACGTAGTTTCGGGACACGCCCAGCCGGCGTTTGATCGCCCGATTCAGGTACTCGCCCGTCTTGCCGACCGGAACGAAGAACTCAGTTCCAAACGTCGCGCCGTTGTTCCTCGAGCTACGGAGCATGAGGTGGGGATTGGAGCCGTTACCGGCAGAGAGCCCAACTCCAGGCGCAAAGTCGATCTGCAGAGATGCCATGAACATGCGGCGCCGATCCTCCTTGCTCCACACGTAGGGCGTACGGCGAATCGCAACAAGCGGTGTGTCCCCATCCGTGTAGTACTTCCGGCTCATCTGGTAGCCCTTCTGAGCCTGGAAGTCGCCAACCATGCGGATGTTCTGGTAGTTCGCGAAGCAGCTCGCCTTATCCCTGTGAAGCGTGCCGGTGGTCGGATTGAACGAAGCGCGGCGATGCCATTGCGGGGCGCCAGCGGCCTCACTGGCCGTGAAGTCGTAGACCCATGTGACGTCGGCAGTTGGGAAGGTCAGCACATAGAACAGGTGCCCCTCCTCCTCATACACGAACCCGATTGCATCCGAGACGAGCGGATAGCTCGTGATCGCCGCTTCGATGGCTCGGTTTGATATCGCAACGTAGCTGTATTGCTCGGTCTTCACGACGACGTTCTCGCCGCGCTCGCTCTTTGCGAGCCACACGAGCGAGGATCCTAGACGCGCAATCGACTGCGAAGCTGCGCACCCGATCTGGGGTGCTACACCGGGGATGCGGCTGAACGCGAAATTCGCGCCGCCAGCGTCGTACCAAACTTCCGAAGTGCGCTCTCCGATCAACCACAGTTCGCGATTGTTCTCCATGAGCGTAATCAGGTTGTCGCTCGAGGAGTCCTTGAGCGCGAAAAACGCCCCTGGGAACGTCACCGTGTAGGGTGTGGGGCCGGTCGTGTAGAACGTCTGGGTTCCAGGACGATTGAAGATCAACCAGCCATCGATGAATGCGACCCGGTCAGCGCCAAGGAAGCCGGCGTCCGTGATCTGCGTGAGTGTAAACGCCGCAATGTTGTACAAATAGCCGTACGGACCATCGACGATGACCGCATAGCCTCCTGGGCCGTTGTCACGTATGCAAACCGGACCGTTGTTGGTGTTCAGATAGCCGATGAGGGTCTTCGAGAACTGCGCGATCGAAGTCTGCGTTGCAGGCACAGTCATTTGCGTAAGAATGACCGCTTCTCCGACTACCCAAAGTGCGTCTGTCCCACCCGGTAGAACCCAGATGCCGCGAACCCCACCGGTATCAGGGACCGCAATATCAGCGGCCGTAGTGCTGAAGTCGAGTACCTCGTTCTTGCCAGGAGCGCCCAGCAATGCGGTCGGCGTCTTGCTCTTTCCGTCCTGGCTGTACTCGACGAACCAGTTGATGCACTCCTGGCGATCTTGGAATGGATCGGGCGCGGTGTAGGCGGCGCCTACGAACCCAAAATCACCGCCCTGGAAGTTGAGGCCCATTATCGGAACCATCCGTACAAGATTCCGCCAGCGTCGGTGCGCGGGTTCTGCATGAGCTCCGGATCGTAGTTCGCAACTGGAGTCGGGACGGAGTTCAGCGACTTCACGTAGTCTTCCGCTTCCTTCGTGAGCTTCTCCTGCTGCTGGGTCCAGATTGCGCCGTATTCTGGGGCGAGCTCACGTGCGAGCTTGCGCTTGAGGTACCGCGAATAGCCCTGCGGCATCACGACTTGCTGCGTGAGATCCGTGAAGTTCGTCAGGATCAGATCCGTGTATAATGCAGATCTGCCGATCCGGATGGGTTCTGATAGAAGTGCAGCGTTCCCAGCGGATAGGTCGTGTTGTACCAAAGCACGATAGGCCAAGGCGCCTGTATCGCTTTGAAGCCGATGTCCACGTAGCGCTTCTGATCGACGATGCTGATCGGGTAGTCGAGTCCCGACCCTTGCGTGTAGATGCGTGTGAACGCATTCGTGATGCGCAGGGGGCGCTGCATCTTGAAGTCGCCAGGGATCGTGTAGCCGATCTGGTTGATCGGCACATTCACCGAACCGTTGGCGCTCATCGTCACGGTGCTAAGGCCAGCATCGAATGACACGATGGTGGTGCCAGACGGGATGCCAGCGCCCGAAAGATCCCCACCCACCACCATGTCCGCCGGCACGCTCGCACCGGTGATGGTCGGTGACCCGCCGGTTACGACGCCTGCGAACTGGCCGGCATCGTAGTTGCCTATGGTGTACTTGTACTTCCCCGGCGTGTACTGAAAGACGTTCTCATCGCTTGCGAAGATGCACGCTTCATCTGTGCTCAGGGACTCGAGCAGGTCGTTGAGCGTCTGCAGGGCATCCTCCGCATCGGATGCCGCGAGCGACTCACCAGGGGCGTACTGGTTGACAAATCTCAAAGCACCGATGATCAGGTCTGACGCCGTTGTGGTCATTGCGTCACCCGAGAAATTCCAGGCGCAGACGAACCACGTACTGCATCGACGTTGCACCGGCCGAGGCGTAATTCGAGGTCTGAAACTGGATAGTGGTGCCACCCTTCGCGTTGATGACAATGTCACCGTTTCCGAATGCACCCAAGGCGTTCGCTGCATTCGTAGGCGTTACATTCGAAGAAGACAACGCGACACTGGTATCGCTGTCAGTCCACAAGATGCCGAGATTCGGAAGCGTGGATGAGGTTGTCGCGGCCTGGGTCACTACGGCATATGCGAACACTCGGTACATGCCAGCACCGTCAGCCGGGACGGCATAGATCGTCGTGGCTCCGATGTTGGCGGACTGTCCGAGAGTGTTGTACGAGGCAAGGATCGGCGGCACGCCCATGGCCGCCGTGGCGAGACCGTTGTACTTGGTGATGACCCCGGTCATCTCCGTGCCGCCCGCAGCCGTGATGCGCAATCGCTCCGTGGGAGCCACGTTTGTCGTGGTCGGGCGCGTGGCGACGATAAAATCGCCGCTGGTGTTTCCGGCAGTGTTCATCTCCTGCCACCCGATCCACACCGCCGGGTTCTGCGAGGTATCGCCTACGTAACTGAACCCGATCCCGCCGAATCCGTTGTTGCCGTACTCGCGGCCACCGATGTACAGGTACGTCGCAGAGGCACCGATCGCTGTCGGTGCGTTGTTGTGGCCGGTGCCACTTGAGTACTTCGCAAGCCAGAGCTTCGAGCCATCCGTCCCGGTGATGACGTAGCTTTGGCTCGGAGCGAGATACCCGCCGGTGCCATAGATCCGGAACACCTCATTCGAGGCAGATGCGGACGCTCCTGCGTAGAACACGTGCGCCGCGTTTGTTGCGCTCACCTGATAGCGCAGGACGTTGGAATTGACGCCGAATCCGAAGTACTGATTGTCGTTGTTCGACCCGTCGAACATGACGACCTTGCGATTGGCTACTACCGCCGCGAATTCCAGAGGAGCGTTGGGCGTGATTGTCCCGATGCCGACGTTTCCGGTCTCGGTTACCGTCAGCCGTGCAACGTTGTTCGTCATCAGCTGAACAGGCTGCGCGGTCGTCGTGCCGTAGGTCAGCGGAGCAACTGCGCTGTTACCGCCGATGGTGAGGAAGAACTGGCCCCCAAGAGGGATCTGGTCCCACACCGTCCCGTCGTAAAGCGCCACATCGCCGACATTCCAGACGATGTTGCCGTGGCCGGTGTCACGCGTGCCTCCCGTTGAAACGACGTACGCCCATCCCGTCGTTCCGACACCGTCCGTCAAGGACGGATCGTTCGTTGCGACGTCCCAATCGCCTTGATACGACCAGACTTCGAAGGGCATCTCGTCGACCGGGATCTTTCCATCCGGCCCGAGCTCGGCGACGCCGTTCGGCTGGCCCTTCTCGGATTCGGGAATGCCGCCGATGCTTCCGACACTGACGCCGAGTGACTTGATCGTCATGTGCCGCACCCGCGCGTGAAGATCACGTTGCCGGTGCCAGCGTCCAGGATCACGGAAGCCCCGTTCACCTCAGGGTTGACCGTCACGACCACAACGCTGAGCCCCGCCACCGGATAGCTGTTCGCAGTTGCAGGCACCACGGCGCCAAACACACCGAAGTTCACGTGTGCCGTTGCGATGGCTTCGTTGTTGATCTGGATCTGAGTGAAGTTGTTGCCCGTCGTCCCGGGGAACACCGCACTGTCAGCCGCCGCGGTGCTCGCCGCGACGACTACGCTGTCCTCGCACGTTCCAGCCGCTCCACCCGGTACGGTCGGGTTGTAGAGCGGTGCAAATGGCCTCGTGTCGTACATGGCGTCACGCGATCGCTGTTGGCAGCGTGGGGTTGCTCGCGCGGGTCACACTCACCGTGTACGACTGAGCTGCCGTGGGCACGATGGGAGCGGCCGTGTTGTTCGAGAATGTGATCGCGATCTGGTTGGCTACGCTGACGCGAGCCCCCACAACGCCCAAGCCCGCCTGCGCGGTCGGCTTGTTCACCGTGATCAAATCGCCCGGGCATACACCCGGAAGCGTGAAAGTCTGTTCCGCTGTCGTATTCGCAGCGACGGAGGCGTGAGCGCGAGCAGCATGGTGAGCTGAACGTTCCCGCGCGAGATATCGGATGGACCGGGCATGTGATGCTCCAGAAAGAACGCCCCGGCTCACAACCGGGGCTGTTCAATTACGAAAGGTCGTAGCCGTAGATGAAGATGTCGACGGTGCCGCCCGCTACACCCACCGTGGCGTTCACGTAGAGCGTCTGCGCTGTCTGCGCAACCGCCGCCGCTGCGGACGCGGTGTTCGTGAACACAGTGGAAGCGGTCTGGCCCGTCAGCACACCTGCCGTGCGGATCACGTTTCCAGCAGCAGCTGGAGCGGTGAAGATGCCGAGGCTCGCGGCTGCGACACTCGCTGATGCGCCATTCACCAAACCATTGGTGAATGCCACCGTCGCAGGTGCCCACTTCGTTGCATTGATGACTGGCAACGCGACGATATCGCCGAGCCCCGTCAAGGGCACATCGCGACCCACTGCGAGCAGGCGCAATGCGTTGGAGCCCTGAACAACAGGGTTGTTCATCGTGTTGACCGGCGTCATCTCCGCGACGGCCTGGGGGGTCGTCGTGATGGAAGGACCGGGATTGATGTAAGCCATGTTCGTTGTCTCCTTAGCCGGCCACGCGGACGCCGAGCTGGGGATACAGAGTCCCGAACCCGTAGAGCACGTCGGCGCGAGTTGGCATCGCGTCGTTGTTGATGGTGTATTGCGTGACCATGCGCATGCTCATTCCGAGATCGGAATCATTCGCACGCGCGGCCTCCTCCACGCCTCGCGGCAACGGAAGATCCGCAAAGACGAGCGCCGCTGCACTCTTGTGCAGGACCAGCCCCTGCGGGCTCACCTTGCCGGCATTCCCCACCCCGCCGTTGACCGTGATCGCGGAGTTGCTCGCGAAAGCGCTCGTCGTCACGGCGTTCTGGAACTGACCACCCGTGATGACGCATTCCTGGATGCGGATCGACAGCGTGCCAGTGCCCGACGACGTGTAGACGCCGGTCTGTTCGCTGAACGAACCGTTCGTGAGCGAGGCTGGAGCGAACTTGAGACCCGGAGTTGCAGCGCCGATCGGGTTCTGCGTGTAGCCACCCGCCGGAATCACAACGAACTGCTTGAGCGTGTTTCCGTACTGGGTACGGCTCTGCGGGTTGGCCGGATACACACCGTTGATCTGGATGATGTCGCCAACCTTCACAACGCCGGTGCTGTTGGTCCAGCCGCCGGTCTGGATGAAGCCGTTCTGCGCCCAGCCAGTCGTCATGAACGCGCCGCCCGTGTTTGCAGTCAGCACCGGAGTGCCGCCCTGCGCACCCGTCTGGAAGGCCACGACGTTCTGGTCCTTGTACCAGTCGAGATTCGCGAAGTTCTTCGCGATCATGTTGCGCCGGAGGAAGTCGCTGATCTGCGCCTGAGGATTGAACAGCCCCTTCACACCATCGACAGCGTTGGCCATTGACAGCGGGTCGAGGATGCAGCTGCGCTCGCCATCAGGGCATGCCTCGTTCGACAGGATGGCATCGGCGGTTGCGAACGTAAGAAAGCTCGACGGCGGAACGCCGGGCGTTCCCACACTGTTCGGGAAGTTCTGATATCCGAAGTAGTTCGCGTCCGAATCCACGCGATTCGAGATCGTGGCCATCATCGGCTTGAGGACACGCGGGCGGAAACGGTCCATCGACAGCAGAAGGTCAGCCGTCGTGAACTGCACGTCCACGTGGAACTGGTAGTTCAGCGAGATCGGGACATAGGTCTCGTTCGTGTCCTCGACATTCAGCGGTGGGCCGAAGGTGCCGAGATAACGAGGCGGCTTGCGCGCGTTGCAAGTCGCACCGATCTTCGCTTCCTTGATCGCGTACTCGTCGGAGTACTGTTTATCGAACTTGTCGGCAGTGACGAGATTGTTTTCGAGGACGTCGAGGCCCTCGTTCGTGATGTAGCTGATCGTGAGCAAATTGTTGCTCATTGAGATGACTCCAGAAAGAGGTGGCGAAACCCCTCACCGGCGGTACTTCCCTGCTGAACGCTCGGCGTCTCGCTTCGCGCGCAGTTGTGCGAAAGACATTTTCGACTCGTCCATTTCGACGGGCGTCGTCTTGCCTTCCAGGGGAGTGATCGGTGCGGGGGCTCTGGAGACTTGCGCCGCGGGCGCGGGGTCTTTGACCGGCGCGGCCTTCGCGGTGAGCTTGTCTTCCAGTTTGCCGAGTTCCGCGAATGCGCGGATCGGCGACAGTTTTGCGATACGGTCGAATTCGTCGCGGTGCTTCGCGAGGTGATACCCAATACGGGCACCGTTCTCGCTGTCCACGATGTACGCCTGCATGTGGTGTGGGACTTCCCAGTCAGCCGCCCCGACTACCTCGTGATAGTCAGGAATCTCTTTGGCCGTGTTCGATACGCGCTCAGCGAACTGCTGCTGCACGCTCTCGATCGCCTGCTTCTGGGAGTCTTTCGCACGCTCTGCGCTCTCGGCCTTCTTGGCCTGCGCCACTTCGTACTTCGTGAGTGCTTTCGCGTACTCACCGACCGTTTTGAAGTCTTCCGGCTTGGGTTCATCACCCTCGCTGGACGCTGTGCCTGGCACTGACTTCGTGCCCCTCAACGCGTCTAACTCGCGCTGGAGAGCTTCTGCACGCTCAACTGCCGCTTTTCGTTCGCGATACTCTTCGCGCCCGAACTCTTCGGCCTCTTTCATCGCCCTGTGCTTCTTCGCGACGATCTTGTCGATCTTGCGTTTTACCGCGTCGCTAAGTTTTGCACCGTCATCGTCATGCTCGTCATCGTCTGCGGCCTTCGCCGCCGTCTCTTCTGGCTTTGCAGCCTCGCCTGCCTTCACGAACTTGCCATCCTCAGCACGCGGCTGCTCGGCCTTCGCCGGCTCTGGTGCCGATGCTGTTGCTGAGTCCGCGGGATTTGCAGCCGCGGCTTCGGATGGTTTTGCAGGCTCAGCCTTCGCGTCCGGTGCCTTGAACTCCGGCACCTGACGGTTCTGGATGAACTCCAGCATGTTCTCGTTCGTGACGACCTGTGCCATTGCTATTTACCTGCGCTCTGCGGCGCCCTGTCTTTAGTGCCTGCCGCGATCAGCTTGTCCGCGGCCTTTTGTTCGTGTTCGGCTTCAACGTGCGTGTTGAGCAGTTGCGCAGCCGCACGGATCTCGGCCACGTCCCGAGCGGTCGTGGCATTCACATCGGTGTCGTACATCCAGCCCTGGAAGTCGCGCTCGCTGTTGTCGTTGTCGGCACCGACCTTCAGCTCCGTGTTGTGCACGGAGGTCACAGCCTTGATGTGCTCGCGCTTGAGCGCGCCCTCTTCCTTCATCTGGGCGATGCCCTGGCCGTACTTGAGTTCGAGCGTCGCCTGCTGGAGTTGCTCGTCCTTCTGCTTCATCTGCGCCTGAAGCGAGCCGATGATCGTCTGCGCCTGCTTGGGCAGGCCCTCCATGATCTTGTCGAGCGCCCCAGGAATCGTGACGGCGATACGATCTGCGACTTCATCCGCGCCAGGAAAGTCCATGTTGCGCACGATGATGTCGCCGCTCGTTGCCGAAACCTGCTCGCCGAGTGGCGTCCCTAAAAGCTCGATCATCGATTCAGCCGCTTCCTCGCGCTTCGTCGCGTAGCCAGGGCCGGTATCCATCACAACGTCGTATCGACCCACGGTGAGGTCGTTCTTGACTGTCAGGATCGCGGGGTCCTCAGGGCTTGGCGTCGGCTTGTTGATGTCCACCATCTGTGGAATGCCGTCGTCGCCGATGATTCGCTGAATGCGCGCCGTGTCGTAGTAGTACGGGATCAGCTCGAGCAGGATCGAGCCCGTCCACGCGATCGCGAGCGTCTGGTTGTCGTAGTACTGGAAGTGCGTCAGGTCCTGCATGCCTTGTCGGCGCTGCAGATACTTGTTGCCTGACACCACGCGCGCGGAGATCTCTGGATTCTCCTGCGGCATCCCAGCGACCGACATGAGGTCGTGCTCAGCTCCCTGCGCAGCCTCGGACATGCCGGCCTCCACCTGGGCCGGCGGCACACGCTGCGGAGGGGGGAGCGGCGTCATGCCATCCGGCCCAGGTATCGGCTTGTAGACGAGCGTCGAGTACGACTTCTGGTTGGCGTCGTTCCACTCAGGGTGGCCGTCTATCTGGCCCTCGGCCACGACCCACGGCGCTTTGGGAGTCAGCGCATACCTTTCCGTTTGCGCAGTTCGCCAGTAGTTGAACATCTGCGCAGGGTCTTTCAGGTCTTCGACCATGCCTTTGCGGCAGACGCGGCCATTCACGTCGAGGACGTTGCCCTCGCAGCGAATGACGGGAATGAATCGGCCTGGGATCGTGCGCCGATCGATAACCGTGCGGCCGTTGAGTTTGAACCACTCCACAACCCGGCGAGTCGTGGGCCGTTCGGCAACGATCGTGAGGCCCACAGCCTGAATGATCGCGGCCTCGGCGAGCTCCGAGCGCAGCTTCGTAGAGCCGTCGCTCATCCTGAGCAGCGTGTCCCGCACCTCATGGATGCGGTAGTACTCGGCCAGGCGCAGCTCTTCCTTGCTCTCCCAGTCCGTCACCATGTCGCCGGGAGCGTCGGTGTAGCGCCATTCGGCATTCTCTGCCTTCGGATAGCGGCGCTTGTACTCCGCGCGCTTCATCGTCTCCGAGATGACGCACCAGCCTTGATCCTCACCCGCCGGCATCACGGACGATGGGTCCATGTACACCGTAAACGGGTTGCGAATGGGCTTGATGATCAGCTCCTGGTCGAAACTGCGCTCATCCAGGTACTCACTGACGATGCGCCAGTAGCCCCAGCCGATGTTGATCGAGCTGATGACGCCCGTGTCGTAGGCCACAGAGGCATTCGAGCGGGTCTCGATATGGCGGATCAGGCCATTGACGACCGACGCTGTGTCGACGTCCGCACCGTCACCGACCGGATGGCACTTGATGCGCGGGCGCTGCTGCCTGAGCGTGTTCTCGAGGCGCGCGCAGAACGTGTTCGTGTGATTGATCGTCAGGGCCGGCCGGCCGTCGATCTTGCGCACGTTGCGCACATCGGCGTCCCACTGGTCACCCCAGCGGAACTTCAGGGCCTCTATGCCCCTGATGCGGTTCTCAGACTCGGCAGCGGTCGCCATGCGCAGGCGCTCGGCGCACTCGCGCCAGATGCCTTCGTCGGTGGTGGCGTCCTTGTCGAAGTCTGAGGGAAGCGCGCTCATGATATTGTTGCTACAGGCAGCGCACCCTGCGAAGGGCCGCAGTAGGCGGCCGGAGCGGCTGACGAGCAGTGAGTTCGAGTCTCACGGGTGCGCATGCCGTTCACGCCAGCTCCCTGAACGCCCGCGCGAGCTCGAGCATCGTGCACTTCACCCCGCGCTGGATCTCATCCACTCGCGCGTGTGAATCCATCTGGCCAACGCGGATGCTCGCGGCTTCCTCGAGCTGCCGAGCGGCGTCCTCACGGAGATGCTTCCCAGCCTCAAGCTCCTGCGCGGCACGCAGTAATGCGGCACGTACTTCCTTGGGCGTTGTCTTCGGGCAGTTCTGCTCGAGGTCGCGAAGGAATGACGCGGTGTCGGTCGGCTCGGATGGCACTTCGAAGGTCATGACATCCACGCGCTGTGTCCCGTAGCCATGCGCCGAGGCGGTGCCACCACGGGCTCCTCCTTCGGCTTGATGATGTCCGGGAACAGATCGCTCATTCCCCAGATCATTGCGTCCGCTCGGTTCGGGCTGTGATCGCCCATGAATCCGTGCGTCGTGAAGCCGTGCAGCTCCTCTTCGAGCGCCATCATCTGACCCACGATGCGCACACGGCCGGTCTCACATAGGCCAGCGATCGGCTCGGCCCTTACGACCTTGCCGCGACTGGCAGTGACTGCACGGAACGGCGTGCGTGCTCGAGCGCTGTGGATCACGCTCTTGACCATGGCGCCGCCGTAGTTGACCTCTGCGACGATGGTGTTGGCCTGGTGGCGCTCATACGCCTGGGTGGCAACACGCCCCCACGTGGCTGGGCCTGCCTTACAGGTCAGGTCCTCGAGCACATAGCCGTTGCCGTCGATACCAAGGCCACACACGACGATGCCAATCTCGTCGTTCTCCTGGTTGTCGGTGTCATCAGCACCCGATGGATCGACCGCCACCACGATGCGCAGCATCTCTGGCAGGTCGTCATCCACGACTCGCCAACGATCGAGCGTCTCGTCGGCAAACAGCGCATTCGGCGCCGTCTCGCGGAACTCGCCTTTCAGGAAGCGCTTCTGTAGGCGAACAGGCAGGCCCTTGAGCGTTTCGATGTACTCGGCGCCAAGGTTGTCCCGGTTGTCTTCCGGGTTGAGCTGCATGCACGCATAGCGCTCTGGATTGGGCAGCGACGCCTTGCTCTCCGGATCGACCTTCAGTTTGAACATCCTGTATGTCCAATGGCCCTTATCCGGGGGGTTCTCGTCGTAGTACATCTTCAGCGGCAGCGGCTTGGCCTGACCGCGGATGCGCTCGTCTTCGTGCACGAGCTGCGCAAGGCGGGTAACCGCCGTGTTGCGGGAGTTGAGCGGGATCTGGCTGCACTCGTTCAGGTGCAGCGTCGCGTATTCGTTGCCGAGGATCTTCTCGGTGCGTTCCTTGTCGTCGAGGCCGCCGAACCAGTACTCAGCCCCGTTCGGGAAGCTCGCATACAGGTCGCTCTTGTTGAGCTCGTAATCCACGTTCGGGAAGCACAGGCGCATCACCTTCGGGAAGGTGTCGAGCACGATGCTCGATTTGATGTGACCCAGCCGGTAACGCAAGGACACGTGCCTGCTGCCAGGCGCCTTCAGTGCACGCACGCAGATCGCACGCACGATCAGGAACGTCTTGCCGCTGCGTGAGCCGCCGAACAGCATGATGTGCTGGGCCGGCGAGGCTAACAGCCTGTTCGCCTCCTCCTGCTTCGGGGTGAGGCTAAAGGTCGGCATCGGTCGATGAGATGACGATCGGGAGCATGACTTTGCCGGTGTGCTCAACCGCTGCGAGGCGCGGGTGCACGTAGGGCGCGGCGTTCTTGGCTGCATCCGCTCGAAGGTTGAGAGGCTGCTCCTCGTCGCGCATGAGCCGGAGCATGAAATCAAGCGGGCTGAGTCCGCTTGCAGCCACTTCGGCTGCCTTCTCGGCTGTGGCCTTGTTCGGTGTGCCCTTTGAGCGGCCGCCAGTCTTGCGTCCCAGCGCCACATCTACTGCCCGTCTACTTCAGACTGCATGAAGTTCATGCCGCCCTCAGATCGTCCCGGACGATCGCCACATCTCGCTCAGTGCAGACGAGGTGCTTGATGCCGTTCACGATGACTTCGGGGAATGAGTAGCCGGCACCGTCGTACTGATTGAGCCCACCGAGCTCCACGACATCTCCAACCTTCACCTCGGTCGGCTGGAAGCGCTTGGCGTAGTCCATCTGGGCTTTCTTGCCCAGGGCGTTGGGCTTGTACTTGATGGGGTTATGGCCCCGGCCCACAGCAACAACCACGCCGCGTACAGCCCTTCCATGACGAACGACATGCAGGCGCGAACCTTCTCCATGAACGCTCTCTCCTTCCCAGTCGTGCGGCTTCACGAGGATGCGGTCGCCCATCATGCGCAGGGTGCCGTTGACGATCTCCGTCACTTCTTCGGCCTCGGCCGCCTGAGCTTCAGGATGTCGCAGAGCTTCACTGCACGTTCACCGTGATCGTGATGGTCGTCGGCACTCCTGGAGCGCTCACAGGCAGCACCTTGCTCGCCTCCGCGCTGAAATCACTGCAGCCGCCCGAGTTACATGCCTTCAGGCGCACGTAGAGCGTTGCTCCCGGTGCGGCAGTGATCGTCTGAGTGGTCGTCGTCACCGAACCAGTCAGCGTCGCGGTGGCCGGCGCTGTCGTGCTGGTCGGGATGGTCGAGGTGCTGACCCAGACCTGATAGCTCGTGAGAGCCTGTGGTCCAGTGAGTGCGGATCCGTCAATCGCCGTGGTCGGCGCAGTCCAGTTGACTGTGATACTCGCAGCAGATGCGAGCGCGGGGATCAGCGCAAGAAGCGCGAGAGGCAGCCAGCGAACGTGTTTCATCAGCCCTCCGATCACAGAGGGCTATCTATTTACTACTCCAGATTGTTCACCCGCAACGAAGTATCGGCACTATTTTCAGTTTCACGTGAAACCTTCACTCGTGCGCGCTTGCGAACCAATTCGGCGATCCATCTCTCGCTGACGCCGAGTTCCTCCGCGATGACCGCGTTCGTGGGGAACATGCTCAAACGTCTTTCGAGTTCGCGACGGCGCGTGACCACATCGACGACCCATTCGACGCCCGCTTGCGAAAGTTTGCGCCGGCCGCTCATGCCGCCTCCACGTAAACGATCGTCTTGCGTTCCTTACCTGCGAATTGCTTCAGTTCTGGCTCGCCGACCACTTCTGGCTTGTCGTCTGTGATGATCCCTTCGGCCACCAGCGAATCCATCAGGAACTTCGTGCCAGCCCGGAAATTGTCTGCGTCCAGAATCCGAGCTCCGTAGCGCTCGATCCGGACTCGTGCTCGAGCCCATTTCGGTGGGATCCAGAGATTGGCGCGGCGGATCGCTCGCTTGGTGAGCCATCCCCACTTCTCGCGCATCTCGCGTTTCTTCGACCAGTGATGTCCGAGCATGCGGTTGAGTGATGGCGTCGGCTCATCGATGACGAGGACAATCATTGCGTGTCGCCCTCGCATATCGCCTTGGCGTCTTCCGCGGTACTCATCGGCTCACGGCCGAACGGCGCGAACCACGGGCCGCCGGGCGCCATCTTCCATGCTCGCCACGTCTCGACGAGATGGTCGTAGCTCACGGAGTAGCGACCGCATGACGTTACCCAGCAGTTTGCTTCCGCCTCGTGCTGGCGCCACTCGAGCGTCATGCCGCTGCCTTCGCTGGGTTCTCCGCGGCCTTCCGAGCGGCAATGGCATGATCCATCAATGCGCCACCGAGCAACTGACCGATGATCTGGATCCGACCCGGCTCGCTACCGACGTAGGCCAGATCGCTCTCCGCTAGCAGCCGCTTGCACGCCTGGCGCAAGAAAGCCATGCGTTCCTCGTACTCGACGGAACCGAAGCGCTCGGTAACCGAGGCGCGAGCCGCCAACGCTGCCAGCGCCCGCCACTTTGTGGCAAGCGGATCTTTGCGCATCCGTTCGTCATTCCAACGTATGCAGTTCTCAACCGCCGCGTCGTGATCCGGATTGGACTTCTGCTCGGCTGGAGCGTCTTTCGGTCGGAGCTCTACAGGTTTCGGGAAAAACTTCCCATAGCGCATGTGCGTATCAGCGCAACGCTGCGCAGCGCTGAGCGGGAGATCCTTCAGTGCCTTCCAGTACGCTTGGACGAGCTCATCTGTGAGCTTGCGATTGAAGGCTTCGCCGAGCTGGCGAAGCGTGCGTTCGAACCCTGCGAATTCGTCCTGATGCATGGCTAGTCGTTCGGCCCTGGACGCCAGGTGAGTTGTGGTTCCTTGGGCGAACCGTTGACCTTGGGTGGCATGCGGGCGAATTGGATTCCCGCGTCAATGCGCTTCGCGTCGCGTAGAAACAGTTCGATTCCGTCGTAGACGGTCCCGCGCTCGTTCTGCCCCATGTGGTGAGGCGAGTTGCGGTACCCGGAAATCGCTTCGCAAAGCTGCGCCTCGCTGTAGTCCTTCAGCGCCCGGAGGATGGTTTTGCGCCGGTCCTCGGTGAGCTTGGCATCCGGATGCACGTGGACCTCCTGCCAATGTCCGAAAACCCGCTCAACCGGGCCGGGCTCGCGCGCACGCGCATTGGCGTCCGAAGGACGCTCCCCTTCCAGTTCCCTTCCTTTCCCCTTCCCTTCCCCATGTGCATGCACGTGCGTGCATATGCGTGCACCTTCGGAATCGGGTGCAGGAATTACAGAGTCCGCCTCGCGTTGATTGACATGTTGGTGCTTTGCCCAGCTCGGGATGTACCCAAACTGTTCACCATTGAACTCGTACTGAACGAGGAAGCCGGCATCACGGAGCGCCGTGAGCACCCTCTCGAAGTCGAGTTCGTCAAAAGGAAGTACGTCGAGCTTCAACACCCGTGGCTGCCAGCGAAAGCGCCCATTCCTGTCACAGGCTGTCCAAAGCCCGGCGAACGCCAGGCGGAGAGGCAGTTTTGTTTTGCGCTCAGCCTCGAAGAGCGCTTCGTGTCGAAAAAACTCCGGTTTGATGGTGCGGATCCGCGCCATCACTGATCCTTGTAGCGCGCCGATGCGTCGATGCGGCGTGTACGCGCGACAGCATCATCGACATGGATATGCCACAGGTTGAGCCCGTTTATGGGCTCATGTCTGAGTACGGTTGGTAAGACGCTCCAGTTGTAGTCGATCCAAAGAGCATCAAGGAACCCGGCGGCATAGTCCTCGCTCGGTAGCTCGAATGAGAGCTTCGCTGGGTCATTCTCATCACCCTCGATGTCAGAGGGTTCGATCTG